CTTCATCCAAGCCATTGCGGTGGCGTAACCGCCGTTAACGGTCATCAGCTTTTCTACATTATAATGGAACGGGTATCTTGGGTCTAACTGCCATTGGTAAACCCAGCCAGCATCTGTAGATGCTGTTCCAAAACCGACTTGGCCGTGACCGTTGCCAATGACGTAGCATCTCCCATCCTCTAGCGTTACGGCTGTGTGATGGTTGTACTGACTGCCTGAGACCCAGTGACTGTTACTCTCGTGAAGCTGAACCCAGCGTACTCTTGCGTTTTCAGAACCCCAAGGGTCGAATAGTATATGTCCCAAATTGGAGGTGTCATAAGGATGTAAGTTTCGAGCATTTTGTCCTGCCGTGTAGAGCTTGCCATCCCTAGTGACAAGATGACTTGAGGAGTAAGTGGCCTCATGGTTATAGATGTAGGCCATTGGGTGTTCTTCGCTGATTGGAACAACTGTGGGCTGAGTGACATCAGCTACGTTGCCGTCTTTCAATCCGAAGTGATACTGTCGCTGTTGGCCCCAGGCGTAAACTTTTCCGCTAACACCAAGCGCCATGAACCCATGATAGCCATAGTAATCATTACCACCACTTATGTCTGTGATCTCTTCTTGTATTGCGTGACCAGCCTCGTGGCTTATAGGCTTAAAAACTAAACACTCGGAGGTGCTTCCATGCCCAGATGAGCGTACTCCTGTACCCCAAAGCCTGTTGTCTTCATCCAGCAAAAACATGTGCATGTGGAAAGACCAACCCTTTTTAATTCTAGCGGCGTCTTTGGGTAATCCCGCCATTGATGGGAGCATGTCGTTCACATTGTTTGTGCCTCTCCCAAGCGCACCAGAGTCCCGATAGCCCCACAGGCGGACAGTACCGTCTGTCATAATCGCGCCTAGATGATAACCAGGGTAGTATTGAGCGCCAGACATGTTTGTTTTTATCAGTGAGACAGCCCTTGTGCCGTTTTTTTCCTTTCCGTGGCGAAACTCAGATACGAAAGAGCCACCGCTAGAAGCGGAATGTAACTCCATTCCGTCATAGCCTGTAGGAACTGATGTAGAATTTACCGCAATCTGCCCTTTAGCCAGTTCGTTTTGGCCTACCGCTACTTTCGTTAGGTTTGCTGAGTGGTTTGAAGAACTGTCCTGTGTGAAGACATGCACTTCATTATTTGAGCGAACAACGTCACCCTTCTTGTAAGAAGTAGCGTTGTCCAACTCCCCCTTCCAGCGATAGCCTAGTTTTGATACGTCTATCTTCATAGTATGTTCACCACTAATTTATTATTGACCACCGCTAGGTCTAAGTTTCCATTAGACATTACCCACTCTTCGTAGTCGTTAATGTCGTATGATGCCGATGTAGAGTTAGCCACCTCTCTGAACAAGGGTGTTGTGCCTGCACCGTCTGGGATCATCATGTTTTCGTATGTGGCTAGGTTGCTGGTGATGTAAGGCTTAATTGTGTTTAGCCAGAACCAGTAATAGTCCTGCGGGTGTGTAGTCCCTGTGCCGTCGTATACGTGGGCAGGCTGTGTTTGCAAGATGTTTGCAAGCTCATTTACGTCGTCGGTATCTGGCGTGGCATGTGCGAATGATGCCGCACCGCTGTCCATGTCGTCTTGATTTATATCTCCGTAGATAAAGTCCCTCTGGGCAGTACCAGTTTGCAAAGGCGCTGAGTATACTCTGTCCCAAAAGCCATCTGTCACCAGTGGGTCTGTAATTCCGTTGGCATAGTTGTACAGGCTTTGCACAAGGCCGTAGTCAGAAAGAACCTTGTCTTTTCCGACGGTTGTGAGTTCGATTACGTTGCCGTTTGTGTTGAGGCCATAGAAGATGTTGCTGTCTGCAAATGGTGTAATCTCATAAGCTGACGCGGTGCTGTTCAGCTTGATGTATGAATTGTAGTTACCAGCAGTCTGCACCTTAGTAGCTGGTACAGATGAGTTTACGCCAGCCACCGCCAGCATCGTGTAGTTAGGGTCTGGGAGTGTGCCAGATGTGTGGCCGCCGTTTACGATGTAAAGGCTGTCGTTGTATGTGAACAGGTCGTGGTTCTGGTAGGCGAAGCCTACCTGGTATTGGCCAGTTGGACGGAAGTATGTGCCGTCTGGTACGTCGTTCCAAGGCGCGGTAGCGTTTGTGCCAACGCGGACTTGGAATTTTTGCGTTGCTGGCTCAATGCGGAAAGCAAAAATGTTAGGGTCAGGGTTGCCGCTAGTGTCAAAGAGATCACCCAACAGGTCGTAAAGAGGCCGTCCTCCTAGCTCACAGTTCTCTAGGTAGGTGTCTAAAAGATGAGTACCTGTGTTCAGCGAGCGAAAATTTATCTGCTCGCCCGTAGGGCGGGTGAAAGCCATCCTAATTTATCCCCATGTTCTTCATAAGATGCTTCAATTTAGCAGATGTAAGGGCGTACCTGTCGTCCTCTTGGTAGCGCTCTTCCAAGTTAGACACTCGCTTTACGAGGTCTAGCAACACTCTGTCTTCCACTGTTGGAGTAGCGGCATCGCCGATGTGTTGAATTAACTCGGCGCGAAGCTCTGCGACCAGTAGTCTGGCGATCTTGAGTGCTTCTGCTCTTATGTAGTCTTTCTGAGCGCCTGTAAGGTTCGCGGCACTGGCTAGACTTTCTGGTGCTGGACTTGCCATTATGCGGCCTCCCTTGCTGGTCTGAGGTTTCCTTTTTCGATTTCACGTTGCATTTGCTCTTCTGGCATTACAGAAGCGCCACGCATCTTCTCCATCAGCGCCATCTGTTGTGATGGTGTTGGCCCTTGTGCGGCCTCCTCTTTACTGATTTTGAACTGGTCTACATCAGATACGCCCATCGCACGGATGGCTTCTTCGATGATGCGGCCTGTCTTGTATTCCATCTGGAGGCCAGACTGACCTATTACTGAGAGCATGTTCATCCAAGTTTCTGCGTTTCTGGTCGGCTCAACTGGCAGAGTGCCGTCTACTACTAAGTAGTCGATGTCCCCTTGGAGCATTGAGACATCGAAGTCTAAATACCCGTCGTTGACCATGCGGCTAAGTTCGCCAGGAGCCTGACCGTCCATCATACGAAGAGAGCCTTCGTATTCGAGAGCGTCCTGTAGGTTTGCGGTCATCATGCGAACAAGTGGACGAACTGACTGTGCAGAGAGAACTCTGGCAAGCACGCCAAGGCGCTGTGAGCCTAGCTGAGTGAGCCTTTGGATCTCTGTGGCAGTTCGTATGCCATCGGCTGTTGGAACGCCTTGCTGGGCGTCTGAGGCGGCACTAACCCTCTGTTTTAGGTCTGACATCGCTTGGATGTCGTTCCAGTGGCCGCGAGTTACGTCTGGTACTTCTGCTATGAATATACCGTCGCCTGGCTTCGTACCTGGAAGCGTTCGGACAACGCCCCAAGGGTTTCTGTCGATGAGGTCTGGAACGCTGACCGATGTTGGATCTACGAAGATAAGATTGTTTAGAGCCGCCTGTACGTTGTCGATACGGGAGCGTAGAAGCCATGTGCTAATCTCGTGCATTGGTAAAAGAAGGTCATATAAAGACTGGCTGTAGGTCTTGTGCTGGTCGTTATAGAGACCGCCAAAAGCTACAGGGAACTGTCTGCCGTATGGGTTTAGTTGCATACGTATGACAGCATCTTCGTCGAGAATGGTTATAAGAACCCAAAGCTGTTCTATTTGAGGCAGGCCGACTTCATAACCGTTTAGCCGAACCCATGCCTCGTCTACGATGCGTGTGTCGTCTAGGGTAAAGTGGTAGCCGTTCTCGTCGCCGCGTGGATCTTCTGGGTTAATGTTAAGACCCTTGCCCTCTTCCTTCACCCAGCGGTGTGCATCCCAGCCAGACTTGAAGTTGGTGGTGTGCTTACTGCGGAGGCCAGGGTATTTGTGTAGTTTGGGATAATGGCCTGAACCGTAGAGGGCGTTGGTTGAGATGTGGTCTGTAAATACGACGTACTGCATACGATCCCAGTCGCCCCACTGAACTCGTGGGTCTGGAAAGCATTTGCGTGGGTCGAAGTTGATGATCTGGTTGGTATTTGACTGTGGATCCCAGATAACTTTGGTTGGTGCAAAGCCGTAGCGTATGCTGTCCATAAGCATTTGTGCGATACGTGCTTCGCCCGCTGTGCGGCGCATGTGCTGGTGTAGCAAGCGTTCTAGGATAAGTGAGGCTTTACGGGACTTTCTGTTTAGCCCTTCAAGCTGGAACATAGGGTTACGGCCAGCTAGTGCGGCCATAAGGTAGGTCAGAACTGTATCGGCGATTGCGCGGGTGTCTGCAACTACCGCCTTCTCCCTGAACTTGGTGCTGTCCGCTGGAACCCATACGTCGTGAGCGCGGTCTGCGTCACGCCAATGGTCGTAGCGGCGGCTAATGCGCTCGTAAGACATTTTGGTTAAGGCACGCACGTAGTCTACGAGCTTGATCTCTTGCTCGTCAGAGAGCATGTCAGAGACATCTTCGTAGTTCATCAGTGGCTGTGCCAGATTTGACAGATCAACTACTAGGTCGTTCTTGTCGAGCTTTACGTCTTTGTATCTCATTTAGAGTTCACCCCAAGACTTCATCCACTTATCCTCTTTTTTGGCGGCCTGTTGCCACCACTGGTCGCCGTCTTTCGGCGGTTGGAACTGATTGTTTAGCGACGAGCCGATGTCTAATGAGCCAGTGAACATGTCGCTAACAGCACCACCCATTCGTGATAGTACATCAAGACCCATAGACAATGCGTCCACTTGGTCATCATTTGTGCCGTTAGGGAACGCTTGACACTCAAGCATAAAGTCGTCGAGCCAATGGGCGGAACGTGGGAGGAATACTCTGCCCCCCTCTATGAGTGGGGTTACGGCGTTTAGGCGCGACACTTTGTCGGTGCTGACCTTGTATGGTATCACGGCGACGCCAGTCTGGTTGCGTAGCTCTTGGATCAGAGATTGGCCGCTGGCCTTGTCTTCTATGTATAGGCCGCGTAGACCGTGGCCGCGCCATCGGGCATTGACCTGTACGCAGACACGCTTCAGTTCGGGGAAGTCGTACTTGTTCCTGATAAGATCAAGAACGTGCATGTCTCCGTTTCGGTCAAGCCCCATGACTAGGAGTACGGAGTAGTCGGCCTGCTCCGTTTTCTTGAACGCGGTGTCAGCCGCTATAATTAGTTGTGTGCAGTCTGGCTTATCATCGTCCCATTGCCACCAGCTATCCTTGATGATGTTACCGCCCTGTATGAACGGAGACTGCTGGTATAGGGATGCGAACTCGCGGGGGTCTAGCCTTTCTCGCTTTTTGAGTTCGTCAAGTGGGAACCTCTCAGGCCAGAGAGCTTCCTCGCTTTCATCATAGTAGTGTCTTTTTGATGGGGCGACCTTACTGAGTTGGCCCTGCGGAATGAAGCGCGGGTCATCTTCTGGGAGTTCTGCCACAGATTTCTTGACATGTGTATCTACCTTACGAATGGCTGGGAAGTTAATATGATGCCATGCACCCTCTCGCCAATCGTCCGTGTCCATGAGACGGCCAGCCACGTCGTCAGGATGCCAGCGGGTAAGGATGACTATCTCTATGGCGGGTGTGCCGTCTGGCTCTGGTTGCTTACGAGTGGTCAGTGCGGATACGTAGTACGACCACGTTTTGTTGCGCTGTGTCGCGCTGTCAGCTTCTTCACGGGCTTTGATCGGGTCGTCTACTAGGAGGAGCGTCGCCGCACGACCCGTCGTAGAGCCGCCGATGCCAGTTGCGTAATATGTTCCGCCCATCGAAGTCCGCCAGTCGTCAACAGCACGGCTCTCCTCAGACAATACAAAGTCAGAAAACGCCTGGCTGACGATAGGCTCACGGGCATGGTCGCGTGTCTGCCGACCAAATGTCTTGGCGAGGTCTTGGTTGTACGAGGTGGCAAGGACATTTCGGTTTGGTTTCCGTGCGAGGTAGTAGACTGGGAAAAGTGTAGACGCAAGCCACGACTTACCATGTCGAGGTGGCATAGTAATAAGTAGTCGTCGAGGGCCGAGCGCCCCCCTCTCAAGCTGGTCAAGCGCATCTACAAGCTCCTCCTGGAATGGTGCTAACTCAAACTTCGGCGCT